TCCGTTCCGCCCCGATATGGGAGACGACGTTCTTCTTCACCCGCACGGTCCAGCCGTCCGGTTCTTCACTCGTCTGGTGGTGCCGCAAGAGCATCTGGGCATTCGTGACACAGGGCTGCGCGGACCAGTGGATTTGCCCAATCTGCGCGGCTTCCGGGGCATCTCGGAACGGGCGCCACCTGACCGGCTCATGGTTCCGGCGCTTGTGCGTCGTCAGGCAGGGATCCGTTCTGGCCGCATCCTTGAACCGGCCATACAGTCGAAGACAACTCACCTCTGGGTGCTTCTGGACGTGCTCGAACAGTTCCCACGGAAATGGCCGCAGCGTTTCGATATCGTTCTCGAGCAGGAAGATCCAATCGGCGCCCCGACGCACCGCAGCCGAGATGAGTCCCCAGCGGACCATCCGCATCCCGATCCGTTCCCGCGACAGAAAGACCGTGCGGAAGCCGTAATACTTCACGAGGTCCAGCATCTGCTCCTGATCTGTGGAGGCATCATCCGCGTGGAGTAGTCGGAACTTGCTGAGGTCGTTGTGCTGGGCAAACGTCTCTAGCGTCCGCAGCGTCAGGTCGTAGCGGTCGCACGTCTGGAGGCAGCAGGCAATCACGCCAGCACCTCCCGCAGTGGCTGACAGGGGAAGCAGTCCAAGGCCGTGCGCCTCGAGCAGTTCAGGACCGCAATCCCTGCCGCCTTGAGCGGTTCTGCCATCGTTTCGGTCAACTGCCGGAACTTGTAGAACGGGGAACTGATGGCCGTGGCTCCAGTGTCGTAGAAGTGCCGCCGTCCTTTATCGTCAGGACCCATGTCATACCCAAGCAGCAGTATTCTCGTGGCTCCGAGATGCACGGCCACATTGATGGCTGAAGTGCCTGAGTTATGTCCAGTGACGATACCTGTTGGATCCAGTGAGAGTCCACGTTCCCCCGCATTCCGCATCGTGGTGATGCCATCGCACCAGCAGTCCTTGTTCAAAGGCAGACGACGGTAGCAGCCTGGACAGACACCATTCGGTGCCGGCTTCTGAGAGACGCGATGCTGCGAGGGATTTACCCGCACCTTCAGCCCTGAGAACTGCCGCATGGCCTTGTAGTGATTGCCCCACCAAATCTGGTCTGATGAGTAGACGACATCGGCCCACGGTGCCAATCGGATGGCATCGTTGACCGCGATAACCGTGGCCTTCCCGCGCACATAGTCCACATCCTCAGCCACCAGCGATGGCCCACTCGCCAGACAGACCACCGTGCCGCCTTCAGCTATCCGCGGCAGCGGCCCGCCTAGGAGACTGCCGGATCTCTCAGGCGATACAGCAGCTTCACCACATCCGGACATAGCGTGCCCAACTCCTCCGTATACCGCCGGTCTTGATCGTCCCCACGCTGCCGGTAGAGTTCCCCGAACTGAATCAGAATGGCCGCAATGACCCGCTTCGGCACCGTGTCTGCCGTCCATGCTTGGACCGTCGCGGCCCAGTCAGAGGCGTCTGACACGCGCTGGGTCAAGTAATCCATCACCACTTCATGCGCCACGAACAGCTTGATCTGCAGATCTTCATCTTCCGTGTCCACATCAAGGGACAACTTCAGATGTTGTTTCGCCTGCTCCAGCGTCACGAACTCCTGCAGTGGGGACCAAGCCATTAGTAGCGGTTCTCGCCTTTGTCGCCCTTCGGTCCCATCGGTCCCTGCGGACCCGGATCGCCCTTCTCGCCTTTGCCGTCCGTGCCCTTCTTCACCGCCAACCGCCATGCTCTGGATTCAGCATCAGAGCCACCAGGTTTCGCCTGCGTGGTCTGGCCGGCAATCCAGAGCGAGCTGCTATAGGTCACGGCCTCCCCCGCTTCATAGGTCTTGCCGTGCTCGTAGATACCCCGGTAGCGCGGCACAGAGGTCTTCCAGCGGTATTCCTTGACCTCATCGCCACAGGTATACCGGTGGACGAGTTCGGCCGTCTCCGCTTCGTAACTGGCGTCGAATGCGGTAAATGGCATCGCATCCTTCCCGTCTTTCCCGTTCAGGCCATCCGCCCCTTTGGTTCCGTCCCTGCCGGGAGGTCCAGGCTGGCCGGTCATCCCGTCCCGGCCATCCCGCGGCACCGGCACAAGAGCCGCAGCGGCCGTGGCAAGCGCCTGCAGGTCAATGGCGGCATCTTTCCCGTCGATACCGTCCTTCCCATCCTTCGGCACCGGCACCAGCGCAGCCGCCATCCTAGCCACTTCTGCGAGGTCTACCGGATCCGCATCCTTGCCTGCCGGTCCCGGTGGCCCCGGTTCTGCCTGCAGCTGAGGCGACAGATTCTCTACGACGAATTGCGCGTCCTCAAGTGCCTTAATCCGTGCCAGCAACGGGTCTGTCGCATCCTTAATAGTCGAAGCAATCACTGCCGCTAACGTGTCCAGTTCTGTAACGGTCATGCCGGAAGCCGTGCCAAGGCCAGACGAGTGGCCTGGGCCAAATACCCTGCCTCGATCTTTCCGAAGGCTGGGGCCAACGCCCTTGTAGTGTCCGGCTGGGGCGTCCCTGATGGTGCCGGCGTCTCCTGTGGATCGGTTGATTGCGGATCTGTCGTCGGAGCGGTCGGCGGTCGTGTCGGAATCTCCCGCATCGCCAACTGCTGAATGGGCCAGTTCTGCTCCTGCATGAAGGGAATGTCCCCACCAGGGACAGGGCCGACATCGTGATACCGGCTCCGGACTTCATTTGGGGACAACCCGCTCGAGATGGACTTCTGCGCGGCATCCATCCGACCCGCGGTGTCCATCTGGAGTAGTTCATCCCGGCAGAACTCCACGCCCAGACGGACCCCCGCGACTTTGTCAGGAGCCAGCCCTAACCCGAGGTCCAGACACTCTTCGATATTCTCGATGAGTTCCTGTAAACACTGGCTGTAATACTGAATGTCAAGGGCTTGGATGTTGTTGTAGTTCGGCGGTGGCCCGACGTTGATCTTGTAAGGCGGGACGCCGAAGGCGACACACACATCTGAGGCCGTCCACTGCAACTGCTCGATCAACTGGGCATCATGGGCGTTGACGGCCATCTGCTCGTATTTCAGGCCATCACCTAAGACCGCCACCTTCCCGGCATTCGCGCCGGTAAAGTTGGAGTCCCAGAAGGCTTTGATGCGGTCGGCCGTCTCCTGCTGGATATGACCCGGCGCGGTCAGCACGCCCCCAGGCTTGCTGCCGTTGCCGAAGAAGATCGCGGATTGGTCCTGAATCCTGAGCGCTTCTACGGCCGCCACTCCACACGCACTGATGGGAGAAATCCCCACCAGCGGGTGATACAACTGGACGTGGACATCGTGGATGATTTCTTCGGCCGGCACCGTCACCGCGGTCTGCAACTGCGAGATGTTGTCCGCTTGCAGTTCGTAATAGACCGAGCCATCAGGTGCGACTAACGGTCTGACCCGCGTCGGATCGAGGATGTAGAGCGCCCGGACGACTCCACGATTGTCCCGTTCCTTCAGGACGTAGGTGTTGCCGTGAATGAGCTTTGAAGTCAGCCAAAACTGGAAGAACTTGATCCGCGTCTGATAACGGTTAGGCTTCCGCAGGATTGGCGAAAAAGCCGCGCTCTCCGTCTCAGTCCAGATGCCTGTCTCGTCATCCTGCTGCATCAACCGCAGCGGGAGTTTCCCGATATCCGAGGAGATCAAGCGGATACAGGCATAGACCGGCGCATAGGTCAGGACGTTGGAGATTTCGACAACGACGTTGCTCTGCCAGTTCCCGGCAAGGGCTTCACGGATAATCGGCCACCAACCGCCTCGGTTATCGACATTCGACAGCGTGGGCGGGATGGATTTCGTTCTGGTAATGCTGAGGCCGAGAATCTCCATTACTCCGACTCAGAGGATTCCGCCACCAGATCCCGGCGCCGATACGCCCGCTTCGGCTTCGGCACATCGGCCTCCGTGGCGAATCGAGCGTCTCGTTTCCTGGTAAGAATCGCGGCGGTGACGGGTTCCGCTTCGAAGCGTTCCCCGGTGCGATAGTGGGTGCCCCGATGATCGAAGGGCTTCAGCGCAATCA